TCAACTCCCACGATCCGCGGGAGCCAACATAACACATGAGGTCCACGGCCTCGCCACCAATGTGTCGAGAGTTCATGGTCTTGCTTGCGCCCTTGGCCACCAGCTCGCGCTGCTCTTCAATAGTTCGCAGCCCGCATATAACGCCAAAGTCGTTTTTGGTGACCGTAATGGCATGTTTCACAACAGCGACAAGGCGTTCATCGACGCCTTCGAGCTTGTCCAAGCTGCGTTGGGATAGATTAAAGGTCATTTCGTGCCTCTTGAGTCGATGTCCGCTGATAGAACCTAGCCATTTTGTTCTACCTTCTCCCGTTTCCAAACTCGAATAGTGCCGTCTTCTTGTTTTTGTTGAATGGATTTGTAGCCTAAGCGACTGAGAGCAGTCCGCAGCGCATTAGATTGGCCTAGCAAAAGACCGCCAACGCTATCGCCAATGGCCATTTTTTCTGCGACCGCCGTCCAACCTTTGTATTTGGTAGTCGGCTCCGGTACGCCTTTATCAATCTTGACCTGCATCACGTTTCCCTTCGTTGTGATTTACCGCAACATGGCGCCACATTCTCTCTAGGGCAAGAATAAATTGACTAAGAGCGAAAAAATGTTACATTCAGCCCATGAGACCTATCCAAAAATGGTGCCGTGAAAACGGCGTTCCGATGTGCAGCCTCGCGGCGCGGGTTGGCATCGGGAACAGTCACTTGACGCATATCGACAAAGGCGAGAAGGGCTGCTCGCTGCTTCTGGCGTCCCGTATCGAAAAAGAAACGCGCTTCGGCGTCACGATGGCCGATCTGGTCAAGTTGCGGGAAGGGAAAGACGAATGACGCCAGACCAAAAAAAATTGATCGAACGGCTTTCGTCGTCTGGACCAAACGCCTGGATATCGACGCAACGCATCCGCGTGGACATAGAGCACAAAACGACCAAGCCATTTTACAACATCAGCCGCAAGCTGCGACGGCTTGAGGCGCGCGGTCTGGTACGTTGCGAAAAAAAGGATCGGTACAGAACCAAGGGTTTGTTTTGGCAACTGACGCGGAAAGGATGGTGGACGGTGAATAAGCTGAAACTGAAGGAAACCAGCAAATGAGCCAAAGCAAGTTGGGATAGATTAAAAGTCAGTTCGTGCCTCTTGAATTGTAAATCTCAGGTTCTCGTGGTCGGGGTAGTGAACAACCACCGGCCCTTCAGGGCAGGCGTAGTTGATCGTAGCCAAAAGCATTGCTTCTCCAAGAGCCACACGATCATAGTGTCCTTCAGGTATGAAGACGTTGTACCCAAACTTATCCACGCGGCCACTTGCTGGGCCTGAAAACTTCGTAACATCCGGGGTAGCAGGGTGAACTACGAACTCGCTGTCTCTGATTTCTAAAGTAAACCCAGTCACATCACAGTCGTCGCGGATTTTTTTTCGCGCAACAATGACACGAAATGGGCCGTTTACCGGCCCGTCCGTTATTTCGAAGTATTCAGGGGCCCAAACTAAGATATGATTATCAAACAGTCCAAGTTTGTCGGTGAGCGTGTAGCCCCCGCCAATCAGTGCAAACGTTGCCGTTACTACACCAATTCCCTTGGTGACTGTCTCTAAATCCATCTTACCTCGTAACGCCTTTTGTCTTCTCGAAAGTACGCAGTGAGCCAAGGCCTAAAAGTCCGCCCAGAACGGTCAGCAACGTACCCATGTCAAACTCCGGCAGGGCAGGCAGTTGTACGCCCGCCACCGCAATCGCAAAAAGCAACAGCGGCTGCAACACAAAATGGTATAGGAAAGCGATGCCGCAAACCCAGCCGATGAAGGGACGCCAACCACCCTTAAACACTGAGCCAGAAGCGGCTTCTGCTTGATTGACTGCAATTTGAGCCAGCGCAATCTCATGCGCTTGCTTTTCGGCCATCGTCGCAATTTCGTGTGCAAGCTTGGCCTTTTCGCTGGCGTCCGGGATGAACTTGTCTAGCAGACTAGTCACCGGACCAATTAGTGCTTGTAGCATAGGGTTCCTCCTAAGATTTCCCGCATTTTATCCTATGCCCAAAGCCGATGTTTGAAAAAATTATCTACAGGACATCCAAGCAGAAACCCCCATATACGCCCCTACAATGCCTGCCATTAAGCTGTAAACCGCCGTACATCAGAACACTCCTTCAAAGCGCTGCTTACGCGCGATGGGACTAAATCTCTTGATGGCTCCGCCCTTGGCCTTCTTCACCGCCTGCTTCTTTTTTGATTTACCCGCCTTAGAAAGCGCAATCGCCACAGCCTGCTTCTGAGGGTAGCCCTCATCCCGCAGCTTACTGATGTTGTTGCTTACAGTCTTCTGGCTTTTGCCTTTCTTCAGCGGCATATCAGCAACAGCCCATGTGCATCGTGCCTTTAGTAGCAGCGCCAGTACCACGGGTTTTTACCCGGCGGAACTTATCGCCTGCAATAGGGGCTTTCTTTTCTTTGCCGACCATTTCAGGCTTAGGCGGATTTTTCGGCGCAGAGCCGTTGATTTTTACTGGACGATTTTTCATCGGGGTGTCCCTTCATTGTTACGTTGTTTAAGCAGCTCGCGTTCCATCGCCGATTGAATACGAGCTTGCGTTTGCTTTTCCTGCGACGCCAAACGTTGCTGGAATTGGTTTGACCGCATCTGCATGGACTGCTGGTCCAACTGCACCTTTGCTTGGTCGATCTGGTTGTCGGCCTGATCGGACTGTGCCTTGAGCTGAAGCTCCTGCTCCTTGAGCTGCACAAGTGGGTCCGGGGCCCCCGCGCCAGATAGTTCGCCAGACATCTGCTTGACCTGTTGCATGCCTTCCGCAACAAGCTGTGCGGTAAGCTGCTCGATCTGCAACATTTGCTCGTCATCGGCAGGCTGGCCACCTTGCTGTTGCACTTGCTGCAAATATTGCACCGCGGCCTGTTCACGCGCAGCAATCTGGACGTGTTCCATGACATGCTTCTGCAACGAAATAGCCACCGGTGGCATCTGAGCAACCAGCGGAGAGGTACCAAACGTCAAATGCGCCAAGATATGCGCCTGATGGTTCTGTCCTTCAAAGGCCTTCAACGGCAACATATCCAATGCGTTGATGTTTTCCTGCGCCGGATCAAGCGGTTCAGGAATTTCCGCAGGAATTGCCTTCATTAAACGATCTACATCGCTCACTCCCAAAGCCTCGTACATGTCACGGAATACTTCGTGCATGTTGTGTATCTCAGGGGCTTGGGCCGCGAGCTGTAGTTTTGTCTGCGCCAGCATAATGCGCTGCGCCTGACTAAAGATGTTTGGATTACTGACCGGAATAACATCCACGCGGTCATCAAAATCCTTTGCCATGATCTTCTGGTCGCCACCAGCAATCGAATACGGATATTCCTGCGGTAGATACTCAGACATCACGCGAGCAAGAATCTTAAACTCCTGACGCATCGCGTAGTGCAAGCGCTTGTGAACGGCACTCATGACCCGCGAGCCCTGCTCCATCATCGCAATGGTCGTGCCCACCGGAGCCTGTTGATTGCCGTCACCCACCTTGAGGTCCGTAATCGTGGCAAACCGTTGACCGGCCTGTACCACAAAGCCCAGCAAGTTAAACAACGTTTGGTCTGGGCCCTTAAACGGCAGCGGCATGAGGCTATCCCGTATAGCCCCACCCGGTGCGTCCACGTCTCGGAACTCACCGGGCTGCAACGGATCATCGTCATCCCGAATACGCAGTCCACGGGCCTTGAAACCCGCAGGGAGGTTGGACAACGTACCGGCGTCGATCAACTGTCGCAGTGCCGCCGTGGCGGTGCGTGACAGCCCGCCAATCGTATGGATGAGACCAAGCCCGTAGAAGCCGAAACCCGGAAGGAATTTGTAGTGCGTAAAATACGCGATTTTTTTCTTCAGATCGTCGTCTTCGCGGAAGTTTCTGCGAATCGACAGAACCTGACCGTTGTCCATCGACAAAGTCACAATGTACGGAATCCGAATGCCAGTAGGCTCGCCATCGGAATCCAAATCTTCGTAGCCCTCTAGGTCCAGATCAACGTGGCACTCAAGGATGGTGCAGTCATAATCAATCTGGCTAGGCTCAATACCTTCAATGCGGTCCAGCTTATCCTCAATCTCAGTCAAATCTTTCTGAGCAGGGATAACTTCAACGTCCAAATACAACCCGGCAAGCTGGCGCTTACGCAGATCGTTTAGTGACATTCTAACCACTTGCGTGATGTTGCAGCATGTTTCGAGGTCCGCGGTCTCGTAAGGAACCACCAAGTTCTCCGCAGGAACAAACTTGGATACCGCACGACCTAACGTCTCGTCATAATACGTTTTCTTGAACGTAGAACCGGCCAGAGGCAGATAAAACAGCATCTGGTCCATATCTGGCGTGTATTCCTCCATCACATTCGTGATGTAGTAATTCATGAATGTTTTTACGCGCTGCGCTTGAGCAACCTTTTCCCGCGATTCCGAACCCATGACAATAGTTCTAACGGGCCCCGAAGGAGGTAACAGCTCGTTAAATGCTTGAGCTTGAAACTGGGTTGCAGCTTCCGCCAAAAGCGGGTGAGTGACGCCCGAAGCGCCTCTGAAAGGTTGCGTCCTTTCTTCATAAGTGAAGCCAAGAAGTTCGAGACCATTCGCATACGCATCCTCCCAGTCCTGACGACTTGCCTTGTTTGCGTCGTATTCACCCAGAAGTTCGCTGGCAATGCGCTGTAACTCGCGGTCAGGCATCTCTTCAGCTAAGTTTGCATAAAAATCTTCGTTCTGACCGCGCTGATCCTGCGGTTCAAAGTCAATCTCAACCCCACCGTCTTCGGTAGGCGTAATGCCAATCTCACCAACGCCTTCCGCGTCAATCATCGCCATTACATTGTTTTGCGAATCCGGAATCTCAATTTCCATTTCCGCAGCCAAATCTTCCTCAGAGAGCTGTGACGGAACGTTCCGGTCTACTAAGCTGCTCTTAAATCCGTTCAGTCTTGGGTCTGCCATTCAACTCTCCCCGATACGATCACTAATAATTCCGATATGGGCGCGAAACACCCATAATCCGACGCGTCGTATCAAAATAACCCTGCTCATTGCGAGGGAAGTAAACATCGGGCCCCGTAGGAGGTGACATGAAGTTCCGTGGGGCGCGGGCCTGACCCGGAGCTGGCGTCATCTGCTCCTCTTTTGTACGGCCCATAATCTGATCCAATTGTTCAAAAACCTTCGCATCTACCATGCGTGTCAGGTCTTGAACGCTGGCGTTCATACCAGCTTGCGTGAATATCTGACGACCAACAGCGTTGTTGCGCTTATCCATCGCCACGTCACGCGCATTCTGTCCGCCAATCGGCCATGGCCCAAAACGATCCAAGAACTCGTTGAAATCACCAACCGTTTCCGCAGTTTCTGGACCATACTTCTTAGCCAATACCGCAGAACCAAGCATATGGGCCCGCGCGTCTTCTAACTCAGGATACGTCGGCAGGTCATGACGGGGACGAGCCATACGAATACTTTCCGGCTCGTTGCCGGTAGGAATGACCATCTGGCCTTGTACAGGATCAAAAACGCTGGGGTAGTCGTAACGCTCAATGAGCTGCTGCATAAAAGAAGGATCAGAACCATAAAGAGCCTCGGTCCGCGTACCGCCAATTCTGGCACTTTTCCGCAAACCCTCTGTAGGGTCTTCGCCTGTCAGATTATCCCATAAAAAAGAACCAAAGCCTTGTTCTTCTTGTTCTTCTTGTTCCGCATCCCGTTGCATTTCTTCGGGCATGTAGTTAAGATATGTCGGAGTAGCGCCGGGTGCGGTCTGGCCCATATCCATCGTCATAACTTCGCCGCCATCGGCGTAATAGCCGACGTCACCGAAGCCGCCTGACCCTAGATTGACCGCAGACCTATACATGTACGCGCCCTTCTGCTTTTAGTAATACATTCGCACTTTAACAGAGTTTTCCTCATCTTCCCAGTCATCAGTTGGCAACTGAACAAAATTTCCTTGGCGATAACGCATAAGTGCTTGCGTCATACTATCTACCAAGTCGTCATGTTCTCCATTAGGAAACGCCGCAACCTCCTCAATTAATTCATCCGCCCACATCTCGTCAGGATGCCAAACCATCCCAGCTTCAAACAACGGCGAGACGCTATGCACACGGCTGACCTTGTCATTACCACGGCTGGGCGTAAAATTCACTACCGGTATGCCCATATTCCGTAATTCGTGTGTCAGAGGCATCCCAGACGCCTTTGCTTCAACAATTACTGTATCAGGCTCCCAAAATCTGTACAGGTCTAATGCAACCTGCTTCAATTCCGGAAAATCCCACCGACCCTTCTTACTATCCAACAATATTAAATTGGGCCCCGAACCACCCTCGTTCGGATAAAATACACCCCACGTCGTAATCGCACTATAGTCAGACGTCTCTCGTTTCGAAAACGCCGTATCGTAACTCTGAATCACATACTCTAACTGCGGAACCTTTTCCCGCTCCCACTTGCGCCACCACTCGCGCTTGATAATCGCATTCTCTTCGCCCGTAGGATTTTGTTGATACTGCGCGTTCCACTTGCTCGGCGGAATAGATGCGCGGACCGCGGTCAAATCGTCAAGCGACCAAAATTCTGGCCAGCACGGAGTCCCATCTTCAAATATCGCAGGAAGTTCTATAACTTCCCATTGATCCGCTAACGGGTCTTTAGCCATAGCGCGAAGTAACTGACCCGTCATATCCTTCTCGGACCACCGGGTCTGAACCAAAACAATACTACCACCCGGCTGGAGACGTTGTCGGGGGCCCCCAGTGTACCAATCCCACGCATCGTCAAACCCAGAACTCGACATCGCCGTCTGCTCCGAGTGAGGATCGTCAATAATTACCAAGTCGCCACCACGACCCGCGAGGTTCGATCCAACACCAACGGCGTAGTACATCCCCCCAGAAGCAGTGTCCCAACGACCAGAAGCTTTACTATCAGCAGCCAATTTAACATCTGGAAAAATTACCTTGTATTCGTCGCTATCAATCAAGTTTTTTGTTTTACGACCAAAATTTACAGCCAATTCCGTCGTGTGGGTAGCCTGAATAATCTTCATCTTCGGATTACGGCCCATCATCCACGCGGGAAACAAGAACGACGCAAACTCCGACTTCGTATGACGAGGTGCCATGTTGATTATGACCCTCTTCAACTCACCACGGGCCACGCGTTCTAACTTTTCAGCGATGATTCTGTGATGACGGCCCGCGATGAAATCCGGCCAAACTGTTTTCACGAAAGTTAAAAAATCATTTCGGCACTTCTCGTTCTTTTCGAGCTGCGCTAACCGAAGTTCAAGCTTCAGTTTTTTCTCTTCTAACGCCGCATTTTGCGCTGCACTCATCGGGGCCACCGGCTAATTTCTGATACGCAGTTTTCGATGTTTCACGTGAAACATAGCACGTAATGTATGCGATTTTAACCGCAAATATATAACAGTTAAAGACGATACGAAATTCTGCGTAATTATTTGCGAGAAACATGGCCCTAGCCGCCGTACCAAAAGCCCGGGGCGCGGTCCGCGGCGCGCTCTCACTGCATCGCGGCGCCGGTCATCTGCCCCGATAGGCCGGGGCCCCTGCCGGGGTGCCGGGGGTGCGCGATCCGATGCGCCAGGGGTGCGCGATCCGATGCGCCAGGGGTGCGCGATCCGATGCGCCAGGGGTGCGCGATCCGGCCACCGGCCAGCGGCCAGCGGTCACCGGCCAGGTGGCAACGCCGCGCGGATAACCGGCACCGGCCAGCGGCCAGCGGCCAGCGGCCCTATACGTTTGCCCCACGGCCCATGGGGCGCGGCGGGGCTGGATGCACTGTTTATCTACGGGCAAAGAAAAGGGCCGCCCAAAGGCGGCCCGGTTAGCGGGGGAAGGATAGGGGCGGGGGTTAGAACGTAAATCCAACCCACACCAGCGACCTGCCCGGCAGGAATATCTCCCGGCATGTATCGTCAAAGTCGACCAGGGCATAAGTACGGCTGGCCCGGTCATAATCGCCCCGGATATAGGTTGCCCGGGCATTCGGCTTGCGGCGGACATATTCACTCGCCGGAACTTCTGAGAGCGGGACTTGTTGCAAGGTATCGACGCGGTTCATGCTTGCGCCCCTTCCATCTCTGCAATCTCGACCGCGTAGGCAACCGCCGCGGCGCGAGCGGTAAACCATCGGCGCGATGCGAGGAGCCACGTGCCGTGCACGTTTACGGACCATTGCCCGCGCAAATCACCCTCGATGAAAATTCCAAGCTCGTTAAGCTCGTTCTCCGTCATCATTCCACTCCGTAGATTAGGGGTTGCCGGGCCTACCCGCCCGGTATGTGGGATAATATGCGATGATTCTTGCAAACGTAAACCCCCAAAGGAAAAGGCCGCCCGAAGGCGGCCAAGTTAGGGCAGGTTGGGCGGCGGCTAGGCCGCGCCGGTGATTTTATCCTGCAGTAGTAGCAGGTCACTCGCGGGCAGGGTTTTTCCCCGCATGGGCATGACTAGGCAAACCAGGTCCTCACGGCCCGGAAACGTGACCAAGGCCGGGTTATCGCCGCAATGGTGAATTTGCGGCGTCATGGTTTGTTTGCCAGGGAGCAGCGCCTTCGCAATTTTACCCATATCAGCCATATACGCGGGGTTGAACTGGGCGACGGTACCTAGCGACTTGCGCACGGTATCGCCGGACGGGAAAACGCGCGGCCAGTCCGGAAAGGTCGCATCAATCGGCTGAAATGTCATAGCACCTAAGAACCACGTTCCACCTTGCCGGCGTAGGGTTATCAATTCGGCTTTATAGCCGGACAGGGCGCGCTTGATGACATCGGCGGGAATTAGAAATTTCTCCACCGGCAGAACCGTAGCGGCATCGCGGGCGGGTTCGTAGCGTGCCGCAAATAGGCGGTGGCCATCCGTGCTAACGATTGCGACGCTTGCCCCCGTGGGTTCAATCGAAACGCCGCGTAGGTAATAGCGGGTTTCCTCACTAGATACGCAAACGAGCGCGGCCTTCAGGGTGGCGGCTTCAAGTTCAAAGGCAAAATCGGTCATTTTAGACTCCGCAGAAAAGTGAAAAGGGGCAGACCTTGCCCGGCCTGCCCCGTGTCTATCGCATAAGCTCGCATACAGCACAAGCTTATTTTTACAAAAATTATCCCGCGACCTTGTCCAGCAATGCCCCCGCCTTGCGTTCGACGTCCGTACGCGCGTCCTGGTGCGGGATGTCTCGGGCGATTGCGGTGATTGCTTGCGCCGCATCCCATACCGTCTCAACAGGGCGTCCTTCCTCCTGCATGTGGCGCGCCGCTGCGGCCTTGGCCATACGTCCGGACAACCCGGCCCGCTTGGTCAGAAACGCCAAGCGGTCTTCATCATCCGCGGCAACCTTGGCGGCCTTGGCGGCCTGGACGCCTTCAACAAAGGTTGCGGTCGCGCCATGGGCGAAGCTTTCCAGAGCCGGGCGCGCTTCCATCGCAAAGCGGTCAGGAGCGAACTTAGTGTGCCGGATTTTAATTTCCTGGAAGTTTTCCACACCCCATAGATTACGGTTCATGCAAACCCCGCGCAGGTACATGGCCGCAATGCCTGCGGTTTTACTGCCAGTTTCGCTATTCCACGCGTAAAACCCGCGGAACATTAGGTCCGGCTCCCCATTGGCAAGCTTGCCGACTTCGATGGGGTTGCGGTCGTCCACCAGGAAAACGAAAACGTCCCGATCCGATGCAAACAGCGTCGTCGTTTCCATGCTAACGGGCACTTCCGGATCATAAATGGCCAAACCGTTACGGCTTCCGGTCATCATGCCGGGCACTTTCCAGCGCCCGCCCGATGCGTCCACAAGGTTTTTGATGGGCTCCAGTATTTCCCAATCAAAAATGCGGCCATAGTCCGGCCCGGTTGCTGCCCTCAGTTCGCCGCCGTCCGTTTGGTGGCCATATACCTTGACCAGTTCGCGGCCTCGATTATAGCGCAAACCCCATTGGATACAGTCCGCCGCAAGCGGAGCAGGCAGGTCTTTAAGATAGCCTGACGGCGCCCCGGCAAGCTGGGCAAGCTGGCCAAAGCTCCAGTGGGTGGGGGTGTTCAAATGCTCGCGCCCGTTGTCGTCGTCGTATTCGACAAAGATTTCGCCGACGCTGGGGCGGCTTTCGTCGACTTCCCCGATGATCCGCATCTTATGCGTGTCCACCGTCCGTGACGTCATGCGCTGGGCGTCAATTTTCTTGAATGCCAGCATGTCATCCAGCGACAAAAACTTCTGGTCATCCGGGCGGCTATACCACTGCGAGGAAACTGCCGAATTGCCGATGCCGTGCGCGATGGCGTTGGTCTGATAAGTGGTCATGATTTTACACTCCGTTAAAGTTGAAAGGGCAGGCCATTGCCCGGCCTGCCCCGTGTCTATCGCATAAGCTCGCATACAGCACAAGCTTATTTTTGAAAAAAGTTATTCCGCGCCGATGTCCCCCGCTACATGGTGCCGGACAATCGACCGGGGTGGCAGCGACTTCGCAAACCGGCGGACCTTTTCCGCGTCGGTTTCGCACTGGTCCCCGTTCGCAGTGGCGTCCCACCAAATCCGGCAATTGCCCGCGTCGGCATAGCATCCACCACGCGTTTCCAGGTCGGCGGCTTTCCTCTTGCTGGGCCCGTGCGCTGTAAAGCCGATGATATAATCTCGATCAAGTCGGGCGCATAAGGGCTTGCCATTGCCACAATCCCGGCAGCTAAACCCGGCGCGATACTCTGCCGGACAGCGGACAATCCGAACGCCAAACGGGGCGGATTGCGTCTTGCTTCCCTGCCAATAGTCCTCACGCAAAACAACAACCGACGGCACGTTCTCCAGCGTGGCCGCCGCGGCAGTCAGTGGGGCTTCGGTCGAAAAGTTGATAACGGTTTTACCCGGCGCAAGCTTATCGGCCCAAAGCTTCCAGTCAAAATGCGAGTAAGTAAATGACACGCCCTTGCGGGGCATGGCGTCCAGCAATGCGTCCAGATATTCGGCGTCGATTTGTTCCGCCCCCTTGCCGCTGCAGTTCATCTTACAAGAGGCTGGACACGTTCCGTATTTCTCGCCGGTGCCCGCGCGGTAGGTTACCGCAATGCCTGCCGTTTTGGTGGCGCGGCTCATTTCAACAGTCTTCAGCATGGTCTACCTCCGTAGTTATATAAGACCTATCGCATACCGTAGCGCATAAACAATCCCGCGGTCAAGCGGGATTGTTTTTTTCAAAAGTTATCTGCGTTTGCGCTTTGCCCGCGTTGGCGGCCGTCGCAAATCGTCCACCGCGTCATCGCCGAACAAAAGCTTATAAAGCCATTCAATGAGAAACATTCCTACCCCCGGTCTTCGGCTTCCCGATCATCCTCCAGCTCTAGCCCAGCACACGCCATGGCGTGTTGCAGAGACGCGGCGTAAGCATCAAACGCGTCTTGCTTGCTCATGTTGGAATTGACTTCCAGCCCATAGCGAACGGCATAACCGAAACCAGTTTGGAACAGCTCAACCGACGCCGCCCCGTCGATTTCCGTCTTCATCAGTAATTTAAGCATCTCATAACCTCCGTAGTTTGAAGAGACTATGCGATATTGTGCGATTATGTGGGACAGATCAAGCCCAAAATTGCTTCCCAGTTCACGGTCTCGGTTTCCTCATAAAGCGGCTCAACAGCCAAGCCTTCCATTTTCAGGTCCATCGCTGCGCTGGCAGGGTAAAGGCATATGCGCTGCGGCATCGTCTTCGTCTCTTTCTTCAAGACCAAAACCCACGTGCTGGCATGGCTGTGGTTTGAAAGCCAAGCCACTTGGTGGGGACGCAGATCGACGGCTTTGCCCCCCGTGACCTTCAGCTCGACAAAGTGAAAGTTGCCCGCCTCGTCACAAAGCAGGACGTCAGGCACTCCGGGGAGTGCCCAAGTTTCAAGCCTAGTCGTTTTCAGCTTCCGCGATGTCTTCGAAATCCCCGTCTTCATCATTTGCCAGAAGCCGGACTCGCGCTTTGTCGCGGTTCTGGGAATTGTTCTGTCCTTCGGGAGTAACGTCGATAGTGATCGGTGCATAGCCTTGTTTAATCTCCTGCAACGCCTTCAAGACCTCATCTTTGCTCATGCTGTCGATGCTGCCGTGGCGGATTTCTGATTTGCTGACGTAGATGTCGCCCTGCGCTTGCCCCCGTCGATATTCGGCTTGGACGGCTGCCGAATATGCGCCGTTCTGGAGTGCCATGTCACGGATCAACTGCAAGTCACGCAGATGCCGCTGGTATGTCACGCCATACTTTTCATCCAGCTCGGCACGATAAGCTTGGATGGCTGCCACAACGTGTGGGCTTATATGTGGGTTGGTTAGCTCGTATGCCCGGGTGTGGGCAGAGCTGGCGGGATACCCGGCATTGATGGCCGCTTCCCGCATGGTGATCTGTCCGTCTTTCGAAACAAGCTCTTTGACGAACAGCTCTTGCCGTCTGGTCAAAAGCTGGGTCCGGGTTACCCTTGGTCTCCCCGGACGGCGCTTGGCCACAACTGGGGTAGATTTGGCTGTATCGCCTCGTTTTTGTCCTGCCATAGCAAGCTCCAGTTAATTCCCGATAGTT